GCCAATGAGGCCATTTGCGTCCTCGTAGATATATCCAAGGCCAGATGTTGCCAAAGCTGAGACAAGGTCATAGATAACGGTTCGTGATGAAGAGCGCTGTGCCAGCTCGTAATTGCCCGGTGTGTCAATTTCGCCTAAACCGACATTGCCAGCGGTAGCCCAAGTCGTTGTTGCATCATATGCTGCCCAAGTTTCGGCAGCTGGTACTTGCTGCCATTGAGCCAAAAGCACTTCTGACAAGATTGTCAGGATTTGGTCGCCGTCAAAATCCTGTGTCAATACGCCGTCTGTAAGCGCCTTCTGCAGCCTTGCCAGAGCGCCCAAGGCAGTAATTGTCACCTCTTGCGTGTACGCGGTTGAGCCGACCTCTGAGACGCTTACAGCTATATCTACAATTGAGCCGCCAAAGATAGGTTTATAGACGGCAGACGTGTCTTGAACCTCGACTGACAAAGTGTCGTTTATTTCGTATTCAATGGCAGCTTGATTAAACACAATGAGCGTCAATGAGCAATATCCGGCCTGAGCTTGTTCATAGATATTTGTGCGCCCTGAGGTGATGTTTAGGCTAGCCAAGACTGAGTCTGTGACGTCTACGCCTGCAATTTTAACTCGCCAGACGGGCGACCATTGCGTCATTTCTCAATCCTGAAAGCTGTAGCCCCACCTGTGCCTCTGTAAAATGAGTCATTGAGCGTGTTGACAATTGTGCGCGCTGTGCCTTCGGCGTCTATTGCGCCATTAACTGTCACGTTAATTGCTGGAGCGCTATTTTGGCCATATGTGAAAGAAGGATTTGCGGCTGTATATCCGTAATTGACGGGCGCAGCTGCCATTGCCGCACCAGCTGCGGCTGCCATAACGCCGCCACCACTCGCTGATGATCCTGTGCCAGTGGAGACGCTTGGCACGTTAACAGTTGGCACTTGTGATGTTGAAGTAACGCTTGGAACGCTGACAGTTGGAATGTTAATAGTTGGCGCTGATATTTGTGAAACGTTAGGCAAAAATGGCACTGAGTTGTAAAGACGAATAAGAGCGTTAATTCCTGCCACAGCACCAGAGATTAAACTATTGAGGCCGCCAATTACTGCGCCAATGACGTTGATGATACCGCCGGCAATTTCGCCTACTACCTTGAACGCTCCGCCTAATACTGTAATAAGTACAGGCACAACGTATTTCTGAATAAAGTCAATAAACAATGTAAATTCTTTTTTATTGTCTTTTATTGCGTCTGTGATTGGCTTGAAGAAGTCTGCAAATTTGCCTAAGGCTGGCACGACTTTGTTGACAATAAATTCAACTAGCTGCTGAATTATCGGAAGCAACTTTGCGCCAACTGTCTCTTTTGCTTCGTCGAATGTGACCTTAAGGATTTCCATTCTGCCTGCGAATGTCTTTGAGTTAGCTGCAGCTGCTCCGCCAAATAGATTTGAGAGCTTGCCCTGCACGTCTGTAAATGACATAGTTTTCAATTCGGCAGCTGATAGGCCAATGCCAAGTTTCCCAAGCGAAGCTGTGTTCCCGTCATAAGCGCGACCTAGGCTATTTGCCACACTGTCAAGGCCTTTGCCTGTTGCCTGGCTGATGTCTAAGGCCAAAGAAAGAAGATCCTGTGCCTTTGTGACGTCGCCTGTTGACAAAGCAAGCCGGGAAAGAGCCGGACGCAATTGGTCATCTGTCACGCCTGTGGCAAGTGATGTTTTAAGTATCTGTTTTTCAACAGAGGCAATCATTTCATTTGTTGCGCCTGTGGCATTTTTCAAAGAGGTTGCAAGTCGTACCTGCGCGGCTTCGTCCTCGATTGCTGCCTTTACGCCGTCAACTGCAAGCTTTACCGCGTAAGCGCCCGCGGCAGCTGCGGCAGCTGCAAAAGCAACGCCAGCCTTCTTGCTAAAATCTGCAAGTTTATTGCTCGATCCTTCTACGTCATTGTTTGCGCTAGTAAGTGATTTTTTAAGTTGGTCAACGTCCGCAAGGATTGAGAGCTTGAGCGTCCTACTTTGAGCAACCATTTAGAATTCCTTTAGGATCTTGTCAAAAGCATTTTCCCACTTTGCAATGATTTCTGGCTGAATGGCGCGCAATGTTGGATAAATAAACCAGCCTTTAGATCCTCGACCTTTTGGAGCTGAGCCTGACCAGATTGGGAATTGCTTGTACTTGTTAGATCCAAATTCGTTGCCGCCCCAAAGCTCTTTTGTCGTGCCGCCGCCAGAAAACTTTTGACCAACAAAGCCAAAAGATAATTCGCCAATCTTTGAGGACTTGGAAACCTTTGAACCGCGAGCAATTCTCTCAGCTGCGCGGCCTCGACTGGTTGCAGTGCCGATAATCTTGTCTTGAGCAAATTCAGCCAAAGCCCCAGAAGCAGCTTTTGCCTGCACTGTGGCTTCAGCGTCCATTGCCTTGAATGCACCTAAGACGCGACGCAGATCAGCCTTGTCATAGGCAATCTCAACGCTGTCGGTCATTTTGCTTCTCCAGTATCTCAAGCGCTGTGTATATCTGTTCCGCCGTTTGCCATTCGCTCATTGGTATCCCAGTCGCTAGGGCTAAGTCAACCAGTATGCGATTTACGCTTCCGGCGGCGTAGCTTTTGGGAGAACCTCACCGACTGTCACGTCTGCAACTGTCTCGCACCAGACTTCAAAGCCCTTGATTGGCTTGCCACCAGCTTCGCGCTTCATTGCATTCCACGCAAGAAACAGAAGATCCGCAATGCCAATCTTGTCTTGCGCTTGTGAAATTGTCTGGCCTGTCTTGTTCTCCCACTTTGCCCACTCTGGCGGTTGCGCGGTATATGTACCGAACTCGCCTGAGACGTACTCGATTGTGATTGGTAGTTTCATTTTTTTGTGCTCCCGTTTCTAGTGTTTGGATCAGGTAATTGTGAGAACTGGTGTTGAGGCGCAAAGCATTGCCCATGAGTCGGTTTGTGCGTCTGGTGCAGAGCCGCCGGCTGTAGGTGCGACTGGAAAAGCTGTACCGGCAAAACTAGCTCCTGTTGCGCTAACGAGAGTGAAGGCCAAAGCTGTGTTTGGCGCAGTAGTAAATGCTGTCCACATTGCTTCAAATAGTGATCCAGTAGCGCCCCAGTCAGCAAGAAGCTCAAGGTTGAGTGTCCACTGATCGTCAATGTGCTTGTAAGCCTTGCCGTCCAGTGTTTGATATGTAGTAATTACAGGCGCGTTGACCAGTGTGACTGACGTGGCTTGCGCGTCATAGTTGACTGTCGCAAGTGTCAAGGTTATGTCGCGACCAGTGACTATTGTTGTTGGCATTTGGTTTTCTCCTTAGATTGTCTGTTGTGTGTAGTAAGTGCTGACCGCGAGATCCGCCACTAGTAGGTTAGAAGCTCCTACGGACTGCACTGTTGGACGTTGTACGTCTCCGACTGTGTAGCCTGCAGGCATTGCGCCCATAATCGCAATAATGAGTTGCTCAAGGTTATCGAGCGCGCCGGCTGTGTTGTTATAGGCAACGGCTGCAGTAACCACAAAGTTAATTTTGACGCGTACTTGGCTTTTGCCAATAGTCGTGGTTTCGAGATACGGCGCGTCCGGCACAATCACGCAGGCTGGCGGAATAACGGCCTCAGGCGGTGATGAATAGACGGAAGCTGCTACGCCAGCCAAAGCTGTTGCAAGTGTGCCGCGTACATTGGTCGCGATTGTTGTTGGCGTAGGCATTTACATGGCCATTGTTGAAACGTCAATGTAATTGCCCAAAAGGCCAATGACTCGGTTTTGTAAGCTGCGACCCATGCGGAATGGTGACGGCGTAAAGTCCACTCCCTCGATCTGACCACCGGGCGCAACCACACTCTGGAATATCTCAACGCTGACGATTGTGACCGCTTGTTCAACTGCGTCAGTAGTTGCATAGAGTGTGGCCGCGTTTGCCCCGGATAGGTACGCAACGCCAGCCGGTATTACTGGACGGAAAGTTATATCGGCATTTGTAACGGCTGCAGTAAAGTAAAAATAAGGCGCTGGATAAGCAAAAGGCAGATAAGGAAACGGATCATAATAATTAGACGTGACTGTTTTTGTGCCGTTAAAGACGTTCGGTACGCAACCGCTAATGACAACACTTTGGTCAGCCACAAATGTATTTGGCTTTTGAGTTATGTAATAGGCAACGTTGTTTTGCAAATAAACTGCTGCAACCGCATTTTGGTTGGCTGTGAGCAACGGCAAAATTACCTGCTCAGCTGAGTTAATTATTGAGTCAAGATAGGCGTCACTATATAAAGCGACAGAGACGCCCAACACTGTTCGAAGCTGTGAAGCTGTGATAATGCTAGGCATCTCTGTCCTTTCGTGTTCGACTGGCCTAGATACGGGAGCGCACCTAGGCCATGCTTATTTTTAGGTTAAGTTGAAGCGACGAAGGCCACCGGCAAAGACGGCCTGTGCTGCAATGTAACCATAGAGGCTAATTTCAATTTCGCCTGTTGTTGGCACGTTTGTGGCCAATGTAAGCGCAGGAGATTCAAAAATCTCGATTGAGCGTGGTTCGATAATGAATGCTGATTCGTCAATTGAAGTTGCAACCATGTTTGGATCTACATAGTAATCAAGTCCAAGCACATTTCCACGAATACTTGTAGGAATTGCAGACCCGGCGTTGTTCATAGGATTGCCAGCATTGTAAATTGGACGCCCTGTTGTATCTGTTGCGCCAAGCAAAGTTGTCCAAATAGAAGTGCCAGATACAAATGACTTCGCTGTGCGCTTTGTCGCTGTGTATGCAGCTGGTGCTTCTGTTGATACGAATGAAATCAAGCCAGCTGAGTCAGCTGCAGTTGCTGTTGCCTGTGTACCGCCTGCAGTAATTTGTGCAATTACATACTGGTCAGTTGCTTGAGCATACGCATCACGCAAATTCTGGAGCATAATTTCATAAAAGCTCGGATCAGACCTATCGAGGAGCTCAACGCTGTAGCGCTGGAAGCCCATTTTTTTGATTACAGTTGCATTTACATAACTTGAAGTAATTGCGGTTGTTCCAGTTGGATCTCCGCCCTCTGCAACTGTCGCAGCTGTTGAGTTAGCAGTGATTTTAGGGATTGACACTGTCATGCCATAAGTTGAAAGCGGACGTGTTCCGCCGCAAGCTTCAATTACTGGACGATCAGCATTTGTGTTTTGTGCAACGTCACGAACATAAGATACCGGCGAAAACGCTGGATTTGTTGTGAATGAGTCATCAGCTGCCTTGATGTACTGGC